CATCCGCACCGAGCGCCTAAAGCTAGATCAAGCCGAACTAGCCGCGCTGCTACGCATAGAGGACCGCCGCACCATATCGCGCTATGAGACGGGCGCACGGGGCATTAGCGGGCCTGTGTCATTGCTGATGGAGCATATGGATATGTACGGCTGCGGCTATCTACCAACATGGGGGCAACAGCCATGACAGTCTGGAACGATGAAATGACAACAGCCGCCATCGGTATGCGGCGCGCTGGCGTGCCGGGCAAAGTCATTGCTTCAAGGCTGGGTGTAAGTCCTAAGGCCTTGAAAAGTAAAATGTTTTCCAAGGGTGTGCATTGCACATTAACCCGCAAGCGCGGCCATAATAAATCATTGCAGGCTCGCGGCAGGTTAATAAGCTATGATTGTGTGGATATTGAGGACATTTTGCCATGAACGAAGCTATTGGCGAACAGGCCCGCAAGCTGGAACGCGATGCGATTGTGGCGTGGCTGCGCCAACTTCTGCCAGAGGATTCGGGTGGAGAACTTGATGATGAGGCGCTTGACGGGCTTGCAGACGCAATCGAACGCGGCGATCATTTGGAGGTAAAGCCATGAGGCGTTCCCCGCCCGGATTGTGGCAGTGGTGCGTCGCGGCTTCGGCGCTAGGTGTTGCGGTCGGGTGCATGGTTTCCGAGAAAAACACAGGGGCCGGTTTTACAGCTTTGATTGTCGCTATGGTGTTTTGGATTTGGAGTAGTCTGGCATGAACGAAGCTATCGGCGAACAATCTGCCATAGGCGCTTTGATCAAGTTGGCGGCATCAGGCCACCGCAAATACACCTGCCACGGCGTCGAAATTGACGGTGTTGATCTTGGTGATTGGGTAGTAGAGGTCCGCAACGTAGCGCACGCTTGCAAAACGCGGCAAAACAGGGTTAGGTAGCGCATGGCCAAGCGCAAGAAAAAACCCGCAGTCACCATTGCCCAGCCAACCCCTGAGCAACTAGACAAAGGGGTGTTTACAGTGGGCGGGATCGTTGGCCAGCGCGCCGCCTTCACATACCGCCGCATTCCCGTCATCGACACAATGGCACAGACCGGCAAACTATCCCCGCGCCAGCACTTTGCCCTTGCCCGATACCGCGATGTAGCAATAGCTGAAGAACGCAGCCCGATGCGCGACAGCCTGGACAAAGCCATGCAAGGCCCCAAGGGGCAGGGAGACGGCACAGGCCACATTCGCACCGCATATGAGCTAAACCGGCTTGAGAGTACGTTAGGGCCGCTGATAGACGTCGCACGGGCAATCGCGGTAGATGATACCACGGTAAGCCAATTCGCCTGCAATCGCGGCGGCACGAATGCGGACGGCTCGCCTAAGCGCAAATGGCTGCAATTATGCATGAGAGCCATTCAGGTCGCGGGGGACAGGTTGGCGGTTTCAGTGGGGGCTTGACAATCCCTACCGTGTCGGTAGTTAACGCAGTCAACATGGCGAATTGCGCCAAGGGGGCTAGCGGCATAATTCAAGCGGGGCGATATGACTGACAAGCCCGAAAATACGGCTCCAGTTCGGGCCGACGTTCTTACTCGTTTCCAGCCTGGCAATCCCGGCAAGCCGAGGGGCGTTCGGCACAAGCTGCAAGAGGATTTTCTAAAGGACGTTCAGGCTGCATGGGAAGCTAGCGGCCCGCAAGCCATCATTGACATGATCGCCGACAAGCCCGGTGACTTCGTAAAGATGGTGGCAAGCTTGATGCCGAAGGAAGCCACGCTTAACATTCACGATCACAGCGAGATGACGGATGCAGAACTTGCAGAGCGCGTCCGCAGCCTTGCCACGACACTTGCTCCTTTACTCGTTGATGGAGCTGGAAACGCTGACGCAGGCAATGAAGGCGCGGGCGGCAAAGCAATCGCTGCTAGGGTTCACTGAATACACGAACCCGCTTTACACGCGGGCGCAGCACCACGCGCAGATCGCAGCAAAGCTAGAGGCGGTTGAGTGCGGCGAGATTGACCGGCTAATGATCTTTATGCCGCCACGGCATGGTAAATCAGAGCTGGCGAGCAAGCGGTTTCCGGCATGGTGCTTAGGCCGCAACCCAACGCGCCAGATTATCGCGGCAAGTTACAACAGCGACCTTGCGAATGACTTTGGCCGCAACGTGCGCAACCTAGTTGCCGAGCCTGAATTCGGGCAGGTGTTTCCGGGTGTGTCGCTGGCATCTGACAGCCAAGCGGCGAACCGAATGAACACTAACCTAGGCGGCGCTTATGTTGCTGCTGGCGTTGGCACGGCGGTAACGGGGCGCGGTGCACATATTGCTTTGATTGATGACCCGTTTAAGGACCGTGAGGAAGCCGATAGCGAGCGTCGGCGCGATGTGGTGTGGGATTGGTATCGTTCAACGCTCTACACGCGGCTAATGCCGGGCGGCGCGATTGTTCTAATCCAAACCCGCTGGCATGAGGATGATCTGGCGGGGCGGTTGCTTGAGCAAGAGGCTGGGCAATGGGATGTGCTGGAACTCCCTGCAATAAACAAGGCTGGCGAGGCGCTCTGGCCCGCATGGTATGACGTTGACGCTCTAGCGCGGATCAAGGCAACAATCGGCCCGCGTGAGTGGTCGGCGCTCTACCAGCAGCAACCGCAACCAGATGAAGGCACGTTCTTTCAACGGGCATGGTTCACACCGTGGTCAAAGCTTCCCGCGCTGCGGTATTATGGCACAAGCGATTATGCCGTTACCGATGGTGGCGGGGATTATACAGTCCATAGGATTTGGGGTATTGACAGCAAGGGTGATGTTTATCGCGTTGATGGCTACCGCGAACAAGCGACCAGCGACAAGTGGATTGAGGCCAAGCTAGACCTGATAGCCAAATACAAGCCGCTGGCATGGTTTGGCGAAGGCGGGGTGATCCAGAAGGCAATCGAGCCGATGCTGCGGCGCAGGATGCGGGAACGCAACGTGCATTGCCGGTTGGAGTGGTTGCCAAGTGTGGCTGACAAGCCGACTAGGGCGCGTTCGTTTCAAGCTATGGCGGCAACGGGCCGGGTATTCTTCGAGCCGGGGGCAGACCTTGGCGAGCATTTGGTCTTCCCGGCGGGCAAGCATGACGATGATGTGGATTGCTCAAGTTTGATAGGCCGGGCGATTGATCAAGCGCACCCGGCGATTGTGAAGCAGCAGACAAACAAAGTCCGCCAAGATGGCTACTGGCCTAAGGCTGAAGCCGATAACGACTGGATAACGGCTTAGGAGGAATGATGAATAACACCTCCTACCACACCGAGCTTGTACGCAAGTTTGAATCGTCAGAAGAGGCGAGCCAGACCGCGCGCAGTGAGGCGGAAAAGGCCCGTGATTACTATGACGGCAGGCAGCTAACCCCCGATCAGATCAAGGCGTTGCAAAAGCGCAAGCAGCCGATTGTGATTGAGAACCTGATCCGGCCAAAGGTTGAATTTCTGTGCGGGCTTGAACGGCAGGGGCGGACTGACTACCCGCGCACCGCTGCACATGACGACGACGCGAACGCGGTAACGGACGCGCTACGCTATGTGACCGAGGACCAGGACTTTCCGATAAAGCGTTCGGGCGTGTTTCAAAACATGCTGGTTGAAGGCTTTGGCGGGCTTGAGGTCTTTGCGGAACAGGGCAAGGCTGGCATTGATCCGAAGTTGAAGGCGCTGGATTGGGACCGCCTGTTCTTTGATCCGCACAGCTCCAAGGCTGATTTCAGTGACGCTAGCTACCTCGGCTATGTCACATGGATGGATATTGAGGAGGCAAAGCGTCGCTGGCCTGAGAGTGAGGCCATCCTTGATGCAACCTTGAACAAAGGTAGTTCGTCCGCTTCAGACACCTATGACGACAAGCCCAAGTGGGCGAATTGGGGGGATACCAAGCGTCGCCGCGTCCGGATTGTCACGATCTATGACCGCTGCCGTGGCGATTGGGAGCGTGGTGTCTTTACGCTGAGCGGCGAGTTGGAAGCGATGGCTGCTTCGCCGTTTGTCGATGAAGACGGCAAGCCCGAATGCGCGCTGATTCTGCAATCGGCCTATGTGGACCGTGACAACGACCGCTACGGCCCGGTGCGCGATTACATGACGCTTCAGGATGAAGTGAACAAGCGCCGGTCGCGGTTTCTACACCTGTCGAATAGTCGCCCGATCCGGGTTGACCCGGCAAGCGGTCTTGATCCTGAAGAAGCGCGCAAGGAGTTCAACCGGCCTGATGGTGTCCTGATTGCGGCGCAAGGCGAGGTAGAAGACTTAAGCAGCCAGACAATGGCCGCTGGTCACTTCAACCTGCTGGCAGAGGCCAAGGACGCAATCAAGGCAGTCGGCCCTAACGCAACTATGCAGGGCAAGTCTGGGCAGGATCAATCGGGCAAGGCAATCTCACTGCTGCAACAGGGCGGGATGACTGAAATGGCCCCGCTGCTGGACAACCTGCGGCATTTCAATATTCGCGTTTACCGGGCAATCTGGAATCGCATTCGCCAGTTCTGGAATGAGGAACGTTGGGTGCGGGTGACGGACGACGAAAAGAACGTGCGGTTTGTCGGGATGAATACCACGCAAGGCGCGCTGGCAGCGGTCAAGTTGCGCGATGCGATGAAGGCGGGCCAGATCGATCAGCAAACCGCACAGCAGTACGCCATGCAGCTTCAGGCTGACCCGGCGATGCAGCAGCCCGCTAATGTCATTGCTGAGCTTGATGTCGATATTCAGATCGAAGAGGTCCAGGATTCGCCGACGCTGCAAATTGAGCAATTTGACCAGTTGACCAAGCTTGCCCCGATGGCTCCGCCGCAATACGTCCCGACGCTGTTTGAGATGCTGATTGAAGCGTCAAGCCTGCGCAACAAGGACAAGCTGCGGGAGATTATGGACCAAGCCAAGCAGGCCCCGCCCGATCCGGCGCAGGAGCAAATGAAGCAGATCGCGATGAGGGCTGAGACTGCCAACATCGAAAAGACGCAGAGCGAAACGGCTGAGAACGCGGCGCAGGTGCAGGCCATCATGGCGGGCATCACGACCGACGCGATGCAGGCCGGATATTCGCAAGCAGCTTAGAGTTTCACCGCCGTCAAGGCGTGGAAGGTGCCGCCGACCAACGGGCGTTTAGAAGTGCCGCCGACTTTAACGGGCGTTTGAGGGAAATCATGGACGACTTGGACGCAATCCTGAATGGGGAAGACACTTCTGCGCCGATTGAAGCTGAAGCCGCACCGCAGCCTGAAACGATAGGGCAACCGCGCGACGAAAGCGGAAAGTTTGCGCCGAAATCAACGGGCGAAACGCAGGAAACTGTGAACGCGGTGCCGCCGACCGAAGAACCTCAAATGGTGCCGATCAAGGCGAAACAGGATGAAGTGCGCAAGCGGCAAGAGGCCGAAGCGCGCATTCAAGCCCTCGAAGTACAGATTGCATCGTTTCAAAAGGAACCTGCTGCGCCCCCGCCTTCCATTTGGGAGGATGAACAGGGCGCATTCCAGCATTACGGCTCACAAGTCGTCACCACGGCAGTTGAACAGGCGGAACTTCGTTCCACTGTGCGAATGTCTGAAATGATGATGCGCCAGAATACGCCGGACTTTGACGAGATGAAGGACGTTTACCTTCAGTTGGAGCGGGACAATCCTTCGCTTGGGCAACAGGTCATGGCCGACCCGCACCCGTGGAACAAGGCGTACCAAATCGCTCAAAACCACACCCGGATGCAGACACTCGGTGCAACCAATGTTGCAGAGCTTGAAACGAAACTGCGGGCAGAGATCATGGCTGAATTGCAGGCACAACCTGCGGTGACGCCTAACCTCCCCGCTTCACTTGCGGACGCTCAGTCATCGCGTGTGGCTTCAAACGCCCCGCGCGGCCCATTGTCGCTTGAAGAGATTTTGAACGGCAAGGGTTAATTTGACGCTGTGAAGCGTCCGCTCCCACCACGCGGTTAATCCCGCAAGAGATGGATTTTTCATCATGGCATTTACCACTGTACAGGCGGCTAACGTCGAAGAGCTTTGGGACAATGATTTCTTCAAGTCCTACGTCCGTGCCAACCGCTTCAAGCGCTACATGGGCACCACCGAAAACAGCATTATCCAGACCAAGGGTGATCTGACCAAAAAGGCTGGCGATGGAATTACAATTCCGCTGATCACCGAACTGACCGGCGGCGGTCAGACCGGTAACGGCCTGCTGGAAGGCAACGAAGAGGCGCTGGGCAACTACGGTCACAAGATCGATGTTGCCACCCTGCGTCACGCTGTGGCGGTCACTGACAACGACCAGCAGTTCACCGGCATTCCGCTCCGCGATGCGAGCAAGGAAATGCTGAAGCTGTGGGCCATGTCGAAGTTGCGC